TGAAACTGAGTTTACAGAAGCTGTTCCACCATTTAAAACTTCTGATAAACCATTAGCACCAGATATAGAAACAAAATTACTTCCTCCATCAACAACAAACATTTTTTCTGAGCCATCTGACTCAATACGAAAGTCTAAATCGGTACTACCCTCATTAAAAACTGTTTCTGTTTGTGTAATTCTTACTCTTTCTCTTTCAGAACCACCTGTTAAACTGTGTATGAGAAACGCACTATCTTCTGAACCATTACTAGCATCTACAATTTGTGTGTCTATTCTTGCATAGGTTGTAGCATTGCCTGCGTCATCTTTACCATCAAATGTGATTCTACCAAGGAAATCCGAACTTGCACCTGTTACATTCCTATTTAAATTTAAAATTGGTCCAACATTCGCATCTGTATCTGTAGATTCAAGTGTAACTTGTGCATTATTATCTGCTGTTGTAAAAGTAGCTGTTGTACCTGTTATAGCACCAGAAACAGTCAAAGCTGCTACTGTCGTAGTTCCTGTAAGATCCAAATCAACTAAGGCATCTGTAACAGCTGCTCCTGAACCTGCTCCATCTAAATAAACCATTTTAACAGCACCACTTCCAATAGTAACTGTCGCACCTGATCCTTGTTTAATAATTATATTTTGAGATCCAGAAGTTGCATTTTCAATAATATGAACTCGACTTATCGTGTTAGGCCCAATAGTTATTGTACAAGCAGAATCTAATGTACCTGTGTATTTAATATACATAGCTCTGGCTGCGTCTGCACTACCATCTGCAATTGTTGAACTATGGGTATCAGCATTTGTTGTTATGGCTTCAGTTCCATAACCTAAAGCATCTCCTATTAGTTCTAAGTTTGTATTGGTGACATTACCCCATGTACCAGAGTTGTCACCAGTTGCCATCTCAGATAATCTTAAATCATTTACATAGGTTATAGTCATATCAGTCTATCCTTACTATTGCATTGCTTGCAGTTGCAGCAGGGAACACTATTTTAAATGTTCCACCTGAAACTGTAAAGTCCCCACCAAAATCTAATATTGCTATCGCACCTCTAGAATTTGATGAAGCATCTCCTAATGTTTTATTATATATTAATGCACCTCTTGCTGTAAAAGATGCAGATGTCCATTCTGGATCAGCAGCATCAAATACTCCACTTGTACTATTTTCTGTTACAGCAACACTTGTCAATTGTTTGCCACCTGCTGAATAAGCACTACCAGATGCATTAGTTATTTCATTAGATGTCGTATATCCATCTGTTGACGCATCTAAACTTGCAGAGCTTGTATATAGTGCAATGTAAATATCATCTGTATCTAAATGATGATCACCTAATAACAAATCTTTTTTAAACAATGTGGACATTGCTTGAGTTATAGCCATATTAAATACCTCCGTTGTATTCTGCTGTATAATTTCTTCCCATTTCTTGAGAGAATAATTGTACAGCTTCGTCAAATTTACCTTTATATAATTTTAATGTTTCAGGTGCTTTTAGAAAAGCACTAGCTTCGTAAAGTGCAGCAGATAATAAAACATCTGTTGCATTTGTATCTATCCAAGTATTTGCATTAGTAGAACTTAAACCAACTGGTTTACCAATAAAATCAACTTGAAAAGATAAAGTAGCACTAGGAGTAGGAGCTAAAGTAATTGTGGTTACAGAACCACTTCCAACATCAGCTGCTGTTTTAGTGCTATACATTATCGGAGTTCCAGTTGTACTGGAGTTAGGCCAATAATCTCTTAAATATGAATCAATTCTATGATCTAAATATATAACATTACTACTTGATGTAATAGAAACCTGACGAATCATTCTTATACTTGGTGTACCAGTCGTAGGAGTGTAGTCAGCTTGCCCAACGACAAGTGTACCTGTGAAACTATTCCTAAAACAAGGAAGGTTTGGTAATCTTTGAAATACCATTTCTTCTGCTTGTGCTATGATTACATCTATTGAATCTACAAGCTCTGACGAATCATTTTCTAAATAATTTTGTATATTGGCTTTTAAAGTTGTATAACTCATTTATTGACCCCAAGCTCCATCATTCCAAGCACCTGAACCCCACTCTTGATTAACTGTAACAGATTCTGTACCTACACCACCAGTACCACCAACTCCAGTCTCTGTCAAAGAAACAACGACATTTTCTGTACCTACACCACCAGTTCCTGCAACTCCAGTCTCTGTAATAGATAAATTAAGTGCTTCAACACCAACTGAACCTGCTCCACCACTAGCCGATACCCCAGTGACTTCTACAACAGGTATTTCAACACCTACACCACCAGTACCACCTACACCAGTTTCTGTGATAGATGATTCAAATGCTTCAACACCAACTGCTCCAGTACCACCAACTCCAGTCTCTGTAATACTTAACTCTAGTGATTCTGTGCCAACTGCACCAGTTCCACCTAAACCAGTTTCTATAATAGATGCTAGTGGAGTTTCTGTGCCAACTGCTCCAGTACCACCAACTCCACTTGGCTGTGGAAAACTTCTTATTTCTTCATTATCAACACGATTTGTATTACCATAACCTGCAACACCTACAGTTTTTCTAGTTCTTGGATCTGCAAATGGGTCAAATGTATGTGCAATAAATATAGTAACATTTTCTGCATCTGAACTAGGTCTAGGTTTAAATAATGCAGTAGCATCAATTACGTTTTTAGGTGGTGTCAATTGTGGATGTTTTGCTTCCCATTCATCTGGTGCAACTCTTAATCCATCCCAAGTTGTTTTTAATTGAGTATAAGGAACTCTGTGACCACCTCTGTCACTCATTCCAAAAGATCTTTTACCTTTTGCGTATCTAGGCATTATTCTATTTCCACAGATGAAACACCAATATTACCAAAACATGGTATTCCAATATTTTTTATCTGATTTCTTGTAGAAAATATATTATAATTATATCCAATATTAACTGTAGCAGATTCTGCATCATTATCTGGTCTGGCTTTATACAAGCCAGTTGTGACCTTGATATTTTTAACTGGAGTTAGTTGAGGTTGTTTTATATCAAATTCTTCAGGTGCAACTCTTTGACCTTTCCAATTTGTCAATAAATCTTTGTATGGAACTTCAAAACCACTTATGTCACATATTGCTCTTGATTTGTGACCAGTTGCATATTTAGGCATGTCATACCAAATTCAACACAGTAGGCTGAACCCTCAAACTTACACCATCATTATCAGATGAAGCTGCATGATTAAATGCTCTTTCATACATTTCATTTAATAATTGAAATTTTTCTGGTGCATATTTCATAGATAATTTAGAAGCCAAACCTGCACAAATACAATCACTCCAACGATAAGGTATATCTGCATCTTGATTAGAAGCTGTAATATCATCCAATTGATTCATTGCCCAATAATTTAAAGTATATGCTTTATCTGGTACATTCCAAAAATATATTACTGGAGTATACTGCCTATCAATCATGTACTGACTAGGTTTGCCTTTAGTTGTTTTATTAGGTATTTGATTATATTCTGATATAGTAACTCTATTAATTGTTTGATCAGTTGAATCTTCACGAATCACTGCATCAATAATATCAATTGTTCCTACAGGTAAAGTATAATTAGTAGTGCCATCTGCTAAAGTTAAAGTGTTTTGAGTAACTGCCCAATAGTTTATTCCTCTATTTGCCCATTCAGAAAACAATAAATTTAAGCTTCTACGAGCAGAAACTGCCTGATATCCAGTTCTTGTCTCTGCTCCTAAACCACAACGATCATAAGCTTCAGCTATTATTTCTTCAACACTAGGTCTAAATGCTACTGTACCAGATAATGCCATTAATACTGTTTAATACCTCTAATAATAATTTGGTATGCATCACCTGCAGCTCCTGCACCAGTTGTCGTAAATTTTACGTCACCAGTACCATTCGTTCCAAAACTTGAAGTTGTGGGTAATCCACCAAATTTTGAAAAGTCTTGGTAACCAGACTGACCTTCAGTTAAATGCATTACTATTATATCAGTGTCAGCATCAGCTAATATCTCTACTGTCATTGCAGAAATAACCCACCAACACTCTACAATCCTTATACCTGTACAAGTTTCTCCATCAGCATTTACTGCCAAAGCAGAAACATCAATTTTAGAAACTGCACTTTCATTACCAGTGTCAACATACTGATATTGAAAAGCCATAACGACTTCTCTAGTATTGTCAGCTATGGTTGTTACTTTTGTAAGATCTGCCATTTATCACTCCGATATTTCGCCACGCAATAGCATAGCTTTGTATTCAGCACTTCCCTTTGGGGGAAGTGCCTTACTTTTTGAAGTTTTCTTGGTACTGACCCAAGCTTCATTGACATTAGGAGTATCTGGATTATCGGAAATAAATTTGCCAGATTTTGTTCTAGCTCTTTTTTTCTCAGCCATTTAAGTCTCCATTATCTGTCTTGGGCAGCAAACATATAGTCAATGTTCATTGATTTAGTTCCAGTAGCAGAACCAGATAGTTCCATTGCTCCAAGAGCTAAGTTTTCGTCATCAGGAATATTTGCTGTATGTGTAGCAACTTTATTTCTGTTTACAAAAAACTCAACAGAGCCAGTGCTCTTTACATGAAAACCAAGTGTAACTGCTGTACCACTCGCAATATCTACTCCAGAATCTGTTGTAGTTGCAGTGCCATCTTTCTCAGTCACACAATCAATATTACTATCACCATCGTCTACTTGAAAAACAATTCGATCAGCTGCTGTTAGCATTGCTTCTGGATTAGTTGCAAAGTTTACTGTTAAACCTATACAAATATCCATTGCATCACCTTCTGCATCAGTCGGAGTTATTTTAGTTTCAAACCAAATATCTCTACCAGATGCCACTGCAAAAATCTCATTGCCTTGTATTGAAGCACCATCATTGTCAGTGGTAGCTTGTGAACTTAAAGTAACTGCACCACCTACAACATCAGCTGCGATAGCTGCTGAAGCACTACTATCTTTTACAACTGTCCAGTCATTTGTACTATCTAAAGCAACACCAGTAAAATCATCCATGTAAACCATGTAATCTGGATTGCGATCTATTGGTAAGTTTTCAAACCAACCTTTTGAATTACCTTTTCCTGAAAATAGAATAGGTCCTGAAAAATGCGTATTAGCCATGTTAATCTCCTGTCTTGGCTAGTGTCAGTTGCATTGCAACTGTCAGGATTAAAATAAAAGGGAGAGATAAACTCTCCCTTAGTTAGTTAGGCAGCACCTTCTGTACCGAAAATACCTCTCCAGTCAGTAAATCCAAAAGAATATCTTTCTCTTACTTTATAGCGAACATTTCCAGTTTCAAAGTCACCTTCCATCCCTTTTTTCATTGGGGATCTTTGGAACATTTTTAACCCATCAGGCACATCTGTTAAAATAAAGAATGCATCTGAATCAGTTAACCTTCTCATGATATGATAACCTTGAGGTAGATAACCACCATTGCGAATAGCATTGATGTCATTATCTGCTGTTCCAGTTCTTAACTGAGATTCTAAAAGTCTCTCAGCAGTGAAGGTATATGCAGTTGGTATAATCAAAGTTGTACCTTGAGCTGCAATTCTTAAACCACGATCATCTTTCATATCTGCGATTTGAATTAGCATTGATTCAAGTGATGTCTCAGATAAATCAGCTGCTGTTGCCAAAGTATTACTTTGAGTTCCATTTGTTGTAGGATGAGATGCACTTAACAATGCAACACCATCTCCACCACCATATGGATCTGTAGTTGAAGTTGCGTTATTCAAAATATTTGCAGCTTTGATTTCCTTTGTGGAAGCCATAGATCTTGCAAGTGCTTTTGTATAACGAGAAGCAATTGAACCATACTGCCCATCTTCTTCAGCTTCTTCAGTAATTGAAAATGCTAATGCTACAGTTTCATGCTGATATCTAGCTGTCCACTGCTGACTAGCAGTATCATAACTAATAGCTGCACCTTCATCTTTAGTTGGTGCATTACCAAATCCTTGTAACAATACATCTTCTTCAAAAGCTCTTGTAGAAGTGTTAGCAGAAAAAACTGCTTCGTATTCTGGTGGATAACGATCATACTCAAGTCCAAAAAGGGTATTCAACCCTGGCTCAAGCATTTTAGCAAATTGTGCTCTATTCATAGCCATTGTCTAATCTCCCTTATATACCTGCTGTTGCCTTGAGAATATGCTCATTTATAAGCACCTCAACGACAGCATTTGCACCGAAAGCATTATCTGGTGATTCGTAAAGACCAATAATTTTACAAGTAGCAGTACCTGTACCCATACTAGAATTTAATTGAAAACCAGATTGCCCTGTCACAGTTGAACCTGCACCTGCTACAACATCAGCACAATTACCGATGTTTGTCTGAGCAGGAGATCCGTCTGACATAACTTTATAAACAATATATGGATCATCATATATATATGCGATTATATTTGTAGCAGTAGTTCCAGTTGGAAAATACTGACTATAAACATATGAACCATCTGAAGCAGTATAAGACACACCTGCAAAAACACCAATGTTGTTTGTTTCTGTAGCAGAATGAGGTGTTATGACACCATCTGCTGTTAGAATACAAAGATCACCTGTAAAGATGTTCTCTGCCAAACCACTAGTTATAGTGTATTTATTTGCACGAGGAATGTTACCACTCATATGGCGAACTGGCACAAAGCCAAAGGCTGCATCAACATTAGCCATTTAAATTTCTCCTCAGAGTTAAGTTTCAATCTTCCATGACAGATAGATCCCTGCCACGACTCGAATTAGACGCACGATCTTGGTAGATCCTTTGTCCAGTTTTTCGACCTAACGCATCTAGTTCACCTGCGATTGATTCGTTTGCTTCAGAACTCTTATTTCTATAATAAGCTTTCTGTGCTTTGTGCTTTTCAATAGGCATTTCACAAAGCAACATGCCTTCAATCCCAATAGAACCTGCCCATTGACCATGATTGATAGTTGGAAACAACTGATCTTTCACAGTTTCGGACTTGCGTGGACTCCATCCTTCACGCATACGTTTGTATACATTGTCTGGAGTTTCTTTACCCTGAATCGAGGTAGCAATCCATCGTTGAGTGTATCCTGGTCGAGGTTCTGGAGCATCCAACAATGAGGGGGGTTTCCAAGCTGTGTCTGGTCTTGTTTCAGTTTCACGCACAGATACCCTGTTTTGATTTGCACGAATATTTCTATTTTCAACCATAATTAGCTCCTTTGCTGTTTTCTAATTTCAGCTTCATACTTTTTAAGACTTTGTTCATCATTAATCCCAAGTTCTCTAGCCATTGCAAGTTGATCTTTCGTCATTCGTACTCTATTGCCCTTATAAGACGAGCCACCTGTAGTTGGTGCAACTGGTTGTCTACTTTTTACTTTAGTCTTATTTGGACTTGTGCCTGATATTAACTCAGGAAACACCTTCTGTAAACGATTATTTAATTCTTCATAATAATCATCTGAATTTTTATCAAATCCTTCAGCTTCAATTTGCACATCGATAGCTCTAGCTGTCGCTGTCTCTCTTTCAAATCCTTGCTGATTAAACCAATTATTCTTCTGCCACCACTGCATAGCCTTGTCTGGAACAGGATTTGAAACTGTCTGCTGTGCTCTGCCAACTGTCGGTGATACCGACTGCTGAGATCTTTGTTGTTGTTGTAATTGTGCAACTCTAACAGCAGCTCTCATATCTGCCAACTGTTCTGTAAAAGCTAATTGTGCCTTTGTATCACCTTCTTCAACAGCTTTTTCCAAAGCTTGTTTTACTTGTGAGTATCTTTGATTAAATGCTTGTTCAGTGTTTTTATTTGCACCTTGTTCTAATCTTAACAGTCTAGCATTTAACTGAGCATTTTGCTCTTGCATCTCTTTAACTTGTAATTCAGCATCTTTTCTTTGAGCTACAAGCTTTTGTATTCTTTTTTGTACTTTTTCCCCATACTCTTCTTGTTTGGCTTGCTCTGCTTGTGCCTTTTCTTCTGCCTTCTTTTCTTCGGCAACGTCTTTAGCTTCTTCAGCAGGATTATCTGTAATCTCTATTTCAAAATCTTCAGGTTCAGCCTTCGCTTTTTTTATTTCATCATTTATTTCATTTATTACTTCTTCTTGATTTTGCATGGTTGCGTTCTCCAAGTTATGTCGCTATGTATGATGTAACTTCTACACTTTCTGGTAAAATAGATGTAATTTCATCATCATTTAACAAAAGTAGACGCACACCATTAATTGTAACTTTCTGACCTGCATACTTTCCGTATGTAACTCTGTCACCTTCTTTTGGTACAGTTGTCATTCTCCATGACTGTCCAGTATCACGATCTTTATAAGCTAAATCACCCAAAGATAATATTCGACCATGAGCAGTCATATATTCTTCATTGTCTTTTGATTGAGATGCTAAGTACAGACCACCTTTAGTTTTTGTTTTAACTTGATGAGGTTGTACTAATACTTTCCAATTTAATGGAGTAGGTAGTTGTGTTGTATGAATCGTTTGTTCAGTCGCTTCATCTTTATATTCTTTATAAACTCTAAATGCCATTTTTATTTCCTTTCTTAATATATACAGCATGTTGATGAGACATGTTATCCATCCTCTTTATCTAACTTTTTCATTGTTTCATCGATAATCTCAGATGCCTGTGATAAGCCTTCTGCGATACCAACGTATTTTTGATATGACTCAAAATCGGAAATCCGACCTTCAATCATCCCCTTCGCTATCTCTAGCTTCTTCTCTTCCAAGTTCTCTTTGATCTTTTGGAGTAAGTCTGTTACTGTCATCTCTCACCTTTCCAGACATAGAAACACCAGTAACATGTATAACGACATCTTTTCTATCGTCAGTCATTAATACTTCTTCTTGCCTTTCATAGCCTTTTTCTTCTTCTTGCCTTTCATAGCTTTTTTACCCTTATGCATCATGTCTTTAGCTCCTTTTAAAAGTTTTGAAAATTGTGATCTTAATAACATAATGACATAAGGATAACATCAAATAAAATAATTTCAAGATAGTTTATTAAAATCCATACGCATCACAATAAGCATCTGATCCATAACATGGCTCATCTTCTTCCCAATGATCTGGATTAAGCTTACCACCATTTTGTAAATGTAATTTCATTTTATCGCATAGCTTTTCAACAGTAAGCTCAAGAAGTTCTCTACCCTTAAATGTATCTCCTTCAGCCTTTTTAATAAACTCTGAAAGTCTAAAAGTATAATCGTGAGTCCAACGATTTCCTCTTTCATCTTCTGCTTGAACACAATAAGCTTCGTGATGTAACTCCGAACCACACTCATCTGTACCTGCAAGATACAACCAAGTATTAGGATTAAAAAATAATTTATTTGCTTTAGCTATATCCATTATATTTCCTTTCTTAAAAATGCCTTACCTTGTGATCTAACTTTTTTATTACCTTTTCTTTTAAGTGCCTTCTCCCAAGATCTAGAAGTGCTATGAGTTTTTCCTCTACCTTTTATACCTTTTGACATTTCGATTCCTTTCTTACTATACGAATCACTATACCATAAATAAAATAGTTGTCAAGTAGATTATTATAAGTTATTGTTTTTATTAGGTAACAATTTTATTTAGGATTAGGGGTTGACAAACTAAACGAATCAGTATATATTAAATTTATAAGTTTTGAGAAAGGAAATATAAAATGGATATTAAAGTTACAAATTTATCAGAGGATAGTGATAGACTTACAGCAAGTAAGTTAAAGTGGGCAGCAGAAGTTATGATAGAAAAAGTTCGGTTGGCTCATCATCATGGTAAAAAAGTTTCTCCAGAAGCAGATGAAGCAGTAGCTGTTCTTCATGATTTTTTAAGTGATGATGGTGTAACACTTTATTGGCCTTAATTCGCACTGATGAGAGTGGGGGTTGCTCCCCCACCGAAACCGAAAGGTCTGCGATAGCAAAAGAGAGGAAACAAAATGAACTTAACAGAAACTAAAGTAGAAGAAATAAAGGCAGAAGTATCAGAAAAAACAGCAACTGCTTTTAGAGAAACTATATTATCTGGCATAAAAGGAACAGACTTTTATGTTAATGAAAATACAATAGATGCTCTTTTTAGTAGAGCTTGTGATGAAGTAATAGATCAAGTTCTTAGACAGCATAAATGGTAAACAAACTGGGGGAGAAATCCCCCACCAACTTCAGAAAGGAGTTCCTTATGGACAATCAATTTAATAATTACCAACTTATCGCAGATGCTTGTGGTCTTGATTTAAAAATTAATTACTGGGAATCTTATGATAAAGATGATTCTGTTCATAAACACGATTTTGATTACATACTTACAAAAGGTGGTGAAAAAGTTGTCCACTGTATTGATTTTAACGCAGTTGCTCGTAAATTAGCAATGTACATTTTTACAAAAGAAGTTACTGATGTTAATCGTGGCATCTATCTTCACAGCAAAAATGGAGTTACTGAATACCGATAATTTTATTGGGGTGCTTCGCCAGTATCTATAAATGGTAAAGCACCCAATGGAATACCAAACCTTAGATTATTAATGTCTCTTAAAAGAGGATCAAACATAGCTCTTGTGTATCTAGCAGATTGTGGATTATTTATTAACACTCTTTCACTTTGTGGAGTGTCTATCGCCTTAGATGCAATATCATCCTCTCTAATAGGCCCTACTGTTTTTGGTATCCCTAAACTAAAATTAAGATTTTCTTGTAGGTCATAAAATCCACCTTTACCACCACGATCTATAACATTGTCAAAATCTAAAAATCTTGGTCTACCATCAGACTGTGAAACATTTCTTAAATAAAAGGCAATGTCATCAGTCGTAATTGTATTAACTTTTGTTCCTTTTGGAGTTTTTATAAGCTCTGGAAAAACTTCTGTAAATTTTTTCGATTCACCACCATCAATTGATACTGTCATTTCATCTACAGGTAATACATTGAAGTTTTTTCCTTTAGCATCAATTGTAACAACTTGAGGATTTAATCTTTTTGTTGTAATTAATTCTGCTATTTCTCCAAATGTTGGAAAGTCAGTATAAGTAGATGCCACAAAAGGTGACTTTGACATGTAAACTTCTTTGCCTAATGTCGGTCCTAATTCTTCTGGATTATTACCACTAAATCGACCTCTATAAAATAAATTATCAACATCAAAACCAAGTGCTTTTGCTCTTTCCATCCTTGATTTTTTATCCATAGGTAGATCATAATTTTTCATTAAATAATCATAGTCAAGTCTTTGTGCTAAATCTGACACAAAATTCTTTTGGTTATCGGTAAGTTCTTTACCTTCTTTTCTGGCTTTTTTTATAAAATCTATAAAGAGTTGTGTAGTTTGTTGTTTTGGAGTTAGATTATCGAATCTTAAATTACCTAAATTAGATCCAATTGTGTTAGGATCAACTCGCACATTTGCTAATTTATTTTTTAAACTAGTTGCAAACTCTATTAGCTTTGGTGCAAATTGTGTACCTTTCGCTATGGCAGGACCTAATACAGCACCTAATGCACCTTGCGTTATGCCAGTAGCAGTACGATCCCTTGCACCTTCACCACTTAAAAAACCTTCTGTAAATCCACCTAGAGCACCAATCGTTGCAGATCCTGTCATTACTCCCATTCTCGCAATAGCAGCAGGTGCAGTAACTGCTAATGTTGGTAAAATTCCTGTAAAAAAAGCAGCTGTACTTGCTTCTGGATTTTCTTCATCAAACTTTTTTAATTCTTCTCTTATTTGATCAAGGTTATCACTATAAGATTTATCACCTAGCACACTCCTCATAAATGCTTCTATTTCGTCACTAGAACTAAAACTTAATCCTTGTGCAAATTGTCTACTAAAATTAGTAAGATCAGCTTGACTTAAATCTTCTATAGTCGCATCTGATGGTAATCTTATCAAACTTGACCTCCAGATAACTCCCTAGCTAATATCTGCAAAGTTTCACTAAAACTTTTATCCAGTTCCTTCGCAGCTTTGGCAAACTTTTTTGGTGATATCTCATCAGCATCTATACCTCTACGTTTTAAAAAACTTTTGGCTGCTCTTATTTCTGCTTGTGCTACTTTTTTTATTGCTGCTTTTGCCATGTTACCAAGCCTTACAACTCCAGTATCTTGCCTTTGTTTTAGGTCCTGGATTATCACAGTTGTGCCTTGCCCTAAAATTTTTGCGTCTACCTTTTTGATTTTTCTTTATTTTCATATTCGGATCTCCAAAAGTAACTCTCTTAACACGATCACCATCCATAACAAAAACAACCGACTTCTTTTTGCCATAGCTTGTCTCACCCTTCCGAATCCTTCTAGGTTTATTAAGAGATACGTTTTTACCTTTGTATTTAGCCATTACTTTTTATGTATTGTCTGTATTTCAAAACTTGCTTTTTTAGATGCACCTTTATGTGGTTTATATCCACCAGTTGGGTTCTTCATTAATTTAAATCCTTTACCTGACTTCATCCAATGAAATCCTTTAGGTGCTTCAACCGACTTTTTTGCCATTTGTACTCCCTTTTTCTTTTTTCCTAATTGCTTCTTTACCCTTTTTAAAAATACTTGCAACCTCTGATTTACCCATGACTTTGGCTCTTTGTTCTCCAACTGTCAATATTTGTATCTTTCTAGCATATGGTTTCTTTATCTTTTTTACTTTGGCAACTGTCTTTCTTGCATCAGTTGGAGTAGCAAATTTTATTCTGACAGTATCTTTAGGATTTTCATCTGTATATAATCTTCTTTTACTGCCTTTTGGTTTTTTACCTGTACCAACTTTTGGATCAGCTTTTTTTGCCACCTGATTTCCTCTTTTTCAAAAATACTTTTTTAGCTGATGTTTTACGTTTAGCTGCTGATTTGGCAGCCTTTGATTTACATTGTGCCATTGTCGGTCTGCAATAAGGATATGCTCTTTTGCCACCAGTTCTCTTTTTTCTACCACATGGCTTACCAGTCTTACAGTCAACCCAACCTTTGCCTTTGTTCTGACCGAACCATTCCCTTAATCCACCACTGGTACTACTTTTTCTTTTTTTTGGCACTTTTCTTACCCCAGTTTTTTGCACCGACTTTACGACATTTAACTAATGCACCTGAACCATAAGCACTGGGCCAAGTACCACCACCTCTAGTATATCTAGCTTTTACTTTACGATAGCAAGCATCTCTTTTTGGTTTTTTCTTTTTTGTAGCCATTTATCTAGGTCCTTGTGTTGAAGGTGACATTTGAAACATCAATTCTTGAAATTCATTTACTTCATCAATCATTTGCTGATCAACCTTTTGTGAAATACTTGGTGTCATTAAAAAAGCTCTTTGTGGATTAGCTTTAGGATCTAATGCTAATTTTGCAGCTTGTCTTTCAAAGAAATCTCTAAAGATTAACTGACCAGGTACATCAAAATCTAAAGATCCTATATATTCACCAGGTATTTCAGTATCATAAGTTCTATGAGTTGATGGTCTTATTTCCAATGAAGTAGGTTGTCCTATTGAACGACCAGTGGCATATGGTGGTACAGTTAAAAGCTGTGCATCAGATATTGCTGTACGAACCACTCCTAAATCTGGAAAACCTTGAGAACGATATTGATCTGCATCCATACGTTGCCAAAGTTCTCTTCTTTTTGTACCTGCCATATTGTCAACATATTCATCAACATTTTCTGATAAGATACCTGGCCAATTTTTATCAACTTCTTTTTTTATTCTGTCATCATATTCTTTGGCTGCTTTTTTACTGATATCACTTTGCTTAATAATTTGTAAAGTTGTCTCAGACATCATTTTAGAAAAATCACCTGCCTGACCTGCCATTGCAGTATAAATCATCAATGGATCATCCATTTTTTTCATGGCATTTGCTTTTTTCACCATTTCTTTATATTGAGATGCCCAAAGACCTTCACCCTCACGCATATATCCATGACCACCTTCTAACTTGACTGGTGTTTCTAGTTCTGTCTCACCAACTTTTTTCAATGTAGCATCAGCTGCTGTTCTATCACCATAGGCAGGTGTTAATACACGACCCTCTAATTCTTCTATTTTTAATGTCTTTTCTGGAACAGCTAGTCCTAATGGAGTTGTCTCAAAAGGAATATCTTCTACAAAAGTAGGTAATTTAGTTTTACCCATTTGAGCAGGATCTAATTGTGGTTTTGTTGGTTTAAGTAAATCACCAAGAGCACCATACCCTCTTACTGAACGTAAGAACTGATCTATGGTAGGTTCAACTAATTCTTCTTTGATTAAATTAGATAACGTACCAAATAAAGGTATTTTATCTAGCCGACTCACTTTTTCTTTTTTCTAAGCTTTTTTAAATCAGCTGCTGTAATTTTCTTTTTATTACCTGCAAGTGCAGCCAATTTCTTTTGTTTTGGTGAATATTTACTAAATGGCATATTAACCCCCTAACATTTTATTCATCATTTCTTGGATGTTATCACCTGATCCAATCTTCATAACTTTGACTTTTACGTCATCACCATGATGATCTTCCATCATTTCTTCTTCATCCATCATTTCTTCTTGTTGTTCTTCTCCAACACCATATTGATACTGGTGACATAACAATAAAAAA